AATAGATCACCTGAATATCATGCACTAGTTCCTGAACATAGGCAATGTCCTGAATCCTGACCATTCTCCTAGAGAATTCATGCTTGACTTCTAGCCCTAGTTCTTCCCAGTCCATTGTGCTACCTGATAGCATCACATCTATTTCTAGCCACATACTAAAAGAGTTTTTTTGAAACCCCGATCTGATGCGTTCCTTGCATGGGGTGGAATTGATATTGAAAAATATATTTGTTGTCTAGGTAGGAGGCTTGCGCCCCAGGCTGAAGGAGGGAATTGACAGATGCACCTAGGTAGAATCCCTTCGGCTTCTGCACAATTGTTTCCGTTTTGGTTTCTTTTATTTCGTTTGTCACCACAGGAATCTTGAAATCATTCGTAGCAGTCATTTTTAGGACTTCTCCAAGGACTTCACCGCTTACCTTAGTACTTCCATAGGTGGAGGGGAAAGATGTCGTGAAGGCTCTTATTTTAGGCTTATAATCAATCAGGATTGTATCCCTAAGAACTTGGGTTTTTATCTTGATTTTAGGGATGTATAATGTATCTATTACACGAGTGTAGATAGTATCAGTTTTTACCTTCGTTTCAAACTTGTAGAAGGTCTCTGCTTCAGGCTTCGGGTAGATCACAAATGCCAAGAAGACCCCCGCCAAGAAAGCAATGATAGCTATCCTGATTCTCTCATCATCTAGTAGTTCCCTCATCATATTTTTCCAAAGGTTTGAAAATTGTTTTTCCATTTATTGGATACAGAAAAGCCTAGCCAAATCTGATCTAGGATTCTTCTGATCTTTGAAGTGTAGACATTCTGTCTTTGTTTCATTTTTCTAAGTCTATGTTTTCTTCTACTAGCAATGATCTCAGATGAGTACGGGTTTCCTTAAAGGCATCATATTTGCCATCTGAGAGATCTTCATATTTTAGCTTGGCTCTGAGCCATTGATCTAAATCCCACAGCACAGATCTCATCTTTGCCCCTTCTACAGCATTGCTATATTCATACTCCTCCTCAGGAAGGCTGAAGGTCAGGGTAGCTTTCATTTGACTATGCCTCTATACTCTGCCCTAGCATCAAAGCATGGGCAGGCTTTGTTCTGATTAGGGAAATCCCTGTGACCCTGAATGATCAGTTTCTTGTTATCACTCCATGCTATGACTTCATCAATACATTGAAGGATAGCTTTCTTCTGTGCCTCTGATCTATTGTCCAAAGGTCTGCCCTGCTTAGTGATCCCGCCTATATAACTGATGTGAATAGATTCTCTATTGAATCCCCTCACCCCGTTTGCTATACCATTGAAATCTAGCAGCCTGTGTATAGTTCCGTTCTGCTCAATTAGCAGGTGATACCCTGGGTTTTTCCATCCTAGGTGTTCTCTCCAATATCTGAGAACTGCTGCAACAGTTGCAGTAGGCTGACTTGCTGTGCAGTGAATGGCAATGTACTTGATCTGTCTTTTCATAATTCCATCATTACATTGAAAGGTAGTTTTCCATAATCTAAAGTGATGCCTATACCTATGGCAGGCTTCTTTCCTGACTTAGCGTATGCCATAGCATAGCTGTCCTTATCTACTCCACAGCCTATCTGCTTGCCAAATAGTTTCATATTCTTTCCTACTGCAAAGCTAGTGTATGCTTCTGTGTGCCTATGCCCTTGGATAGTAGAAATCAAATCTGATTTAGCCCTAGCTATAGCTGTGCCCTGTTCCCCATGTACGTACAAATTGTCATAGAGAATGTGTTCTTCTACAAAGTTCCACCCTGGGGTTTCTAGAACTTCCTTGTAGCTTTTGATCCACTTCTTTGATATCCCTGCTGTGTAGGCTTTCCTCATCACTAGCCTATCATGATTGCCTATGATCACCACAGCACTAGGGAAGGCATCCCTCCACTTTCTGATTCTTTCAATAGCATAGTTGAGTTCATCTAGCGCACTCATGCCATCAGGATCTGACTCATGATAGGATGCATAGTGATTGTCAATGATGTCACCTATGAAGACCACCTTCTCTGTCTTATATTTCTTCTTCTGCTCAATGCAGAATTCAAGGTATTCATCAAGGCAGAAAGGTTCATGTAGATCACCGATCTCTAGAACACCACCGCCTCTCTTAGCATTTCTTATTCCCTTGATGATCTCCCACTCTTCCTGATTTAGCCTAGGTCTGAATTGTTCCATTAGATGACTAGTGATGTGATGATGATGTGTAAGAATTCTAAAAAGTACTTTAGTGATTCAGGCTCTAGAAAGTAGGCTGCCACACCTGCCACAACTATCAGAGAGATAGCCCAAATAGTTAGCCTTCGCCTATCTGCCTTGACCACGGTATCTCTTAGGCTTGTTCAATGCCTTTGAATAAGACTTCTTAGCCTTGCCATTTCTCCTCTTTCCAAAGGTGATTTTTATCTGCGCACTACTTCCCTTCTTCATCTTTTCTGCTGTCAAAGATTGCCTTCTCATTTTTGATTTTATACACTAGCCACACAATTGAAAGCAGTGAGATCATCATAGTCAACACCACATTCAGGAAGTCTATGCCTATGGCTTGGAAAACATTTGCAAGAACTGCTACTAGTGTGGAGGGCACTCCTATTTCATCTTTTTGCAATAGATTCATTTTATGATTCAGTAGGGATTTGACAGAAATTCAAAGGCATTGGTGCTGTGATTTGAATAGCAATTGATACACCTGCTGTGAAATCATCAAAGCGTTCCTGAAAGAATTCTACAGCAGCATTTGGTGCAGTATTGAAGGTGTAGTCATTGTCTAGTTTTAACTTGGCTAGAACATCCAAGGCTACTAGTAGTTGATCAGATTGGATCTGAAGCCTGTTGCTTTTATCCTCAGTCAAGAGATCAGCAAACAGAAGAACCAAGTCATAGCGGAATGTAGTCCCGTTGTATACAGATGGTCTGACTAATGTCCATAGAACAGGGTATTGAATCTCTCCCCCATTATCTACATAGTCATAGATGTCACCCTCTCCGAATGTTCGAAGCATTGGATGCGCTTCCTGTATTGCCTTGAGTTTTTTTACTAGATCTACTAGAGTCATCTTGTTTGGATAGAAATTCTTTTAGCTTTTTTTCGTTCTTTGAATAAGCCATTTTAGAATGGTTTTTTGTATCTGTTCCCTTGGTATCTTTCAGAGTATGGTCTGTGATCTTCATAGTCACCCCTGCCTAGATTGATGGCTACCTTGTATTGATTAGATACAGGCTGAATAGTAGTCACATCAGATCCTGGGTTCAAGTACTCAGGGTACTGCTCAGAATTAGCACATAGGTAATTGATAGCCCGTTCAGCATACCACTCAGCATAGCCCTTGTAGTATTGACTGATGCTCTGCAATTCAGCAAAGGTAGGCTCTGTGATGTTCTCAGATTTCCGCTTCACCACCCCTTTGTTCACGAATTTGTACTGCATTGCCATAGGCAATTCTCCTAGTACATAGTTGAATAGGGTATCTGTGATGTAGGAATCTAGAAGAGTTTTATAGACAGCATTCCCGCCCTGACCTATAGTACCTGCCACGATCAAAGAAAGGATCTTATCATATAGCGCAGTGCCACAGATAGGATGAATGTACCTATCCTGAGTCATCTTGATCACCTGAGTCACATTCTTCAGGTCTATGTTTGCGGAAGCTACAGTGAAATCCTTGAAGGACTGCTCACTGATCATTAATACATTTGCGCTCATCGTGATGTCTTTTCTACTACTACGTTTCTCTTCCACTCATGACGGCAGTAAGGTGTTCTTTTGCCTGAGTTCGGGTTTGTATACCATCCACCACACAACTGAAAGACAGAATAGCCTAGCTGATTGGATATGTTCTGAATCTCTTCTCTAGTGAATAATAAACTTCTTTTGATTAACTCCTTGCACAAAGGTCTAGATCCACTCTTTGCATCAGGAATGTTAGGTCTCAATTCATAGCTGTATAGAACCCTGAAAGATGTCACAGGCTGAAGTCTTTTGATAGCTGCTTCCCCTGTACGGGTTACCGATCTAGTCACTAGCCCTTCATTGGTGATCTTTTCTACTAGCACATTGTCATCTATCAAGGTGTTGATCCTTGAGATCACAGATGCTTCATCAATGCCTACAGCCTTTGCAATCTGTGGAATAGTCACTTCCTCATTCCTTTGGATCTGAGTGATGATCTTCTTCTGTACTTCATTAAGCATATACTCAGCAAACAGATCCTGCTTGACAAAGTCTTCCATTGAAGAGAAGTGCATCTTTGAACTTTCAATCACTTTGAATTTATCCTTTGAAACACCTTTGCCTTCAAACTTCTTAAGGATGTCAGCATCATGTTCTGATGTGCTGCACTCAAGGTGTAGGTGATCAGCAAAGGTCTCAGCAGGTGCTTCCCCTATGTTCTCAGGGGTTACGATCTCAGCCCTTACAGGCAGACCTATGAGGCTTCTAAGTTCATTTATGTCCATAGACTCCACTACCTTAGTAGCAATCAATGGAGATAGGCTGTTCAATGAATTGATGATGTCCTGAGATCCTTGAGTTTCTTTCTTCTCAATAGGTGATAGACCTAGCTTCTCTCTGATCTCATCCTGAGTCATGTTACTGCTGATGATCTGCTCTGTAAATTGGAATGAGATAGGTTCAGTCTTCTTGATTTCAAGTTCAGCTATGATGTCATTGAACTTCAAAAGATAGTTGATGACTTCCTCTAGGGCTTGCTGCTTTGAATTCACATAGGTGTTCTGAAATAACTCAGAAGCCTCTCTCATTTCAGACCTTCCTCCTAGCTGCCCCTCAGTCTTCACCCCGAACAGCATAGGACTAGTCACTTTGTGACCCGTGAAAATCTCCTGCTGAACAGTCTTATTCAAAAGGTCAAAGTGCTTATCAAGTTCAGTACCTGATAGGTCAATGATTGAAGGCTCATTCTCTTTGCTGTCATTGAATGCAAGCATGAATTTTCCTGCATTCTTAGATCCTGAGAACTTATCTTTGAATTGTCTTTCTATTCTATCCTCTTCCTCTTGGCTGACCTTACCCCCGTTTAGGTTGATCAACTTACTTGAGAACATACCATTGTTGATGGTGTTCAGGTGGTATTCACCTATAGAGATATCTAGTTCAATGTAGGAGATAGCACCTCTGTAGTCAGGAAGGGAATAGGTATTTGCACCTGCTCTGTACTCCTTGAAGTACAGGATCTGTGTGCCTGTGGTGTTATTAGGATCAAAGGCAGGATAGGTCTCAAAGTCAGGGCGCGGGTTCACATTGTCATTCTTGATCCAATTGTCAGAGACATAGAATTCACTATTGTCTGCATTGGTTCTCACCTTGTAGTAGTCTACATGATAGAGTTCTGCAATCTCCCCTGTGCCCTTAGTCCAAATCACCTGAAGGTAGTACCCTCCAAAAATAGAAAGATCCGTGACTAGCTTCTTTGTCAATTCGTTCAGGCTTTCCTGCTTGGTGTTGATCCGATCGATCAAGCCGAATGCCTTTGCCTTTTGCATCTCATCCTCAGCCTTGACAGTCCACCCATTACCACAGATGTAGTCTACCTTCCCTGTAATGATAGCGTTATTCTTTGCACTATTATTGTAGATCCTGAGTAGGTAGTTCGGGTAGTCATTCTTCTCCCCGTAGTAGATGTAGTCCTTCCCCTTCACTTCTTTGTAAACGGGCAAAGGCACTTGATCAAACTTAAATAATTTTATCATGCTGTTGTATAGGTCTTATATGATCCATTATAGCCATTGTATCTCACCACTCCTGTAGTAGATAGATTAGGCGCAGTCAACTCCATTTTCCCTGTAGCTATAACATCAGCACCACTGCCTGACTGCGTTACATAGTACCGCCAAAAGCCTATAGTGCTACTAGTGAATGATGCCTCACTGATAGAGAACTCAGAATATCTTTCCTTAAAATCACTCACATCTGTAATAGTCAAAGTGACTTCTTCCTTTGTTACTTCATGCTGAAATAAAAAGGTATAGCTGTTGCTGTCCGTTTCTCTCTTATCAAACAGGGCTAGATATATCAAGCTATCTGCACCCTTCTCAATTATCACCATACCTATAAATAGAAAAAACCTGAAATGTGTACACAAAAAAAACAGCCCCAAGATTAGGGCTGCTTTTCACATCTAAACATCAAACCAAATTTTAGTCTAGGGGAACAGTTCCTGTAAATAGTGGAGCAAGTTCCTTCTCATTTCCTGTGAAGGTCAATGTGTAGCCATTACGATCACCGAACGCAGTACCTGATCCTGAACCGCCACCAG